TGGGATAAAATGCTAGAGAAAGATATTATTGATTCAATTAGAAGAAGAGGACAGTAGGAGAAATTACAATGAGTTGGGAAGACACCCTAAAGGCACAAGCCCTTCAACAGGATGTGCAATTCGACGCAATGGACTCATGTTGCTCACAGTTGAAAACCGACTTCTCTGCGTTTGTTGAGAAGTTGTTTGACTATTATTCCAGTGAGTTTGGGTACAGTGAGAACACAGGTATGAAGAATTGGGCTACTAAAGTGATAGAGGAACCATGTGAGTTCGTAGTGAAAGTGATTGAGTCGATGTTGGATGATGCTAGGAATCCACCGAAGGAGTCTAAGTTGCCTTCTTGGGCAGCACCAACCCTAGAGAAGATGCTTGATGACTATAGGAAATGCCTAGGTGAGTAAGGAGTAAGAGGTAGATAAGAGCATGGACGATTATTGGTTGTTGATGGTCGAGGAATATGAGAGGTTATTACATGAGAAACATGACATGGATAGAGAATGAATATAGTTCGGTTGAACTCATTTGGTATTTTAGGTGATTGGTATGTTCGATTTTCCTGTGAAGGGCAAGTATGAGGTGCAGGATGACTATGCCACTAGGCTTTTCCTATTCACGCACAAGGAGAACATACCAGTAGGTGACTTCACAAGGGCCATAAACGAGGGTAAGATATCTAGGCGATCTATGGAGAACCTGATAAGCGGGATAGAGCAGAGGGATGGCAAGTTTACCCGCCTCCTAGATGGGGATGAATTGACTGCGTACCTGAACAAGTTGAAGAGGGCGTTGAGGAATTCTAGTAAGAAGAACAAGATTCTCGATGAGAAGATAGAGGCCTTCCTTGATGGGAACTATCGGGTCCTTGTGGAATACTTGGAGAAGTTGAAGGAAAAGAGGTACATAGACAGGACTCTAAAATTGCGTGAGGGGAAAATGAAGAAGGTCAAGGAGTATCTCAAGGGGCTTGATGACGAGACAAAGGAGCAACTTTCTGAGAGACTGTCGAGCATACACCCGTTCTTCGCAGACACCGATAAGGTCGAACTACAGAGAAGGTTCACCCCAAGTCTCGTACTGGAATACTTCAACACACTGACGACTGCGAATATCTCAGACAACATGAAGAGACTAGCAGTTCAATCCCCACACAAGAAGGGATTGAACAACGCCAAGAGAGCAACTGCGTTCACAGGGGAGAGGTTTCAGATCACACCAGCATTCGAGTTCTTCATGGAGAACGACTCATTGAACCTGAGCAAGGTGAAGGTGAAGAAGGTGAAGACGAGTTGGATGGATGACATGGTGGTCACGATACTCGACTCGAATGACTTCTCTGACTTCGATGGTATGACGATCACTTCAGGTGGTGTTCAGTATGATGTCGTCTCTGAGTTGAGGAACATCAAGAACAGGGATGACTATGCCAAGGCAGGTAGTGTGAAGGATGGGAGTGCTAGGTCGAGGAAGGCAAGTGTGTTGAGGAAGATACGGAATAGTAGCGAGCAGGTTCCCAAGAGTGTGTTGAACTTGATACGGAACGTTGGCATGGTCGATGAGTCTATGGAGATACCGATAGAGGACATGATGAAGATACTCTATCCTGAGAACTTCGATAGTGTGGATGACATACTCAAGAAGTACGATCTCAAGGACGATGACGCTCTAGATGAGATAACCGATAGGTTGGATGAGTCAAGAAGCAGATTCAAGTTCAGCGACTATACAGATGACTCCGGTGATGAGATCACCTTCAAGGAGGGTACTTTGGTTCCACCTAAGTCAGATAGACCAGTCTTCGTGGAACTGGTCTTTGAGTCTGAAGAGGTGGGCAGTGACTCATTGACCATGAATAAGGATGATGAGTTCCTAGACTCCTTGAATGACAGGGAGTTTGGAAACAAAATGTCGTTGGGTGACTACCTAGAGACGATAATGCACATTGATCGGCACTACAACAGAAATAGAAAACTAAGAGATGCGATTCTAACCTACAAGGAGAATGAGGACTACGATGAACTAATTAACGAGTTCGAGTCTAACTTCAATAGGGTAAAGAGGGAGTTCGTGGAAAACATAGAACAGACAGTGAGGATGGTACTCTTAAATGAGGAACTAAATAAGGTGCATACGATCATAGAGAACATGGGTCTGACAAGGAGTGGTGATCAATGAGTCTAGAGCAACTACTCAAGGACAGCGAAACCATAGAGGCCTACCTGACAGAGAGTGCTAGGAATTTCCTAAAGAGGTTGAAGCCCGAATACGCAGAGGACTCTAGGGAGATAGCAAGGGCATTTAGTGAGGCATTCACTCCATCAGTGTTCTATCAGTTTCAGAGTGGTCTACCCAAAGTAGACCAGTTGCTCATGGGCGATGGTGAGATTAACCCTCAGTTCGGTGATAAGGGGCAAGCCAAGACGGGCAAGGAACGTGAGGAAACCCAAGCCAATGCGTTGGATGCACTGGTGACGAAGTATCCCAACCTAGACACCAATAGGGTTTCTTGGTTCGACAAGGACACCTTTCGCAGAAAGATCGCCATATTGAATGTACAAGAGGACACACCTGCATTGTTGGAGGATGTCAGTTCACTTGTCAAGAACTACCAAATCAAAATGAGGGGTAGCCCTAGGTTCGTTAGTGCCACGTATGACAAGATCGTGGAAGGCAATGTAGCAGCAGTCAGGAGGAAGCCTAGTTATCGATCAGAGAACTTCGAGGAAGACAGGAAGGTATTGAGCAAGTTGCCTCCAACAGAGAGGAAGAAGTTCGAGGCCTTCTTCGCCTACTACGACAAGGAGAAGTTGCCGAAGAGAGCGGTTGGTCAGTTAGAGACTGATGAGTTGGACGTTCTCTTCTTCACATATGACCTAGGCAGTCGAGAGAGAAGGGAGAGGATATACGACTATTGGGAGAACTACGTCAAGTCAGATGCTTGGAGAAATTTCGTTGAGGTGTTCAGTGATGGTGGTCCTGTTGATGAGATGCAGCAGATACTTACATCATTGAACAAAGAGGTCGGTGACAAGGACATTGATGAGTTCGCACTGGCATTAGAGAGGTTCGTAGGGTCAATCGGTAAGGAGGACATTCCTGTTCTCAAGGTAAGTGCCTCTCCCTTGGAGAACAACCCCAAACTCGTTGAGTTCGATCTATTGGCTGATGTGTTCGGCTATGTCGATGACATCAACGAGGAAGTGCAAGAGACGATTACCTCTGAGGTACAGTATGACAAGGAGGGTAAGCAGACGGGTTTTGGTGGTGTCTTTGAGCAAGAAGAACAATTAGACTCAGGTGGGATCTACGAGGATGGTGATGATGAGAGGTCCTTCGCTTCGGCACTAGACAGAATAAAGACCCAAAGGGAGAAACAGAGAGAGATGTTGGGTGACATAGAGAATCTACAGAAGACAGTTGTCGATCCGTTGTTCCAACACCTAATGCTAACAAACACTGAGTTCAAAACCACATTATCGGAGTCACAGATTCCAACACTAAGGAGAAAACTAATGAGAGTCAGAAGGCAGGTGGAAACGACACCTGAGTTATTCGACAACAGGAAACTATCACAATTGAGCAAGAAGATATCTCAATTGGAGAAGGAAGCAGCCTCGGTCAAGACAAGAGAGTATTACTACTTGCCCATCACCTCTGAGGTGAAGAGGGTACTACTGAGGCTATACAGTGATGATGTCATCGAAGACGGTCAAAAGACCACTGGGAAAATAGATGATATCAAAATAGAGAAATTGAAACTTACAAAGTTCTTGAAGGGACTATTGAAGACACTGAAGAAAGGAAGGGACACCATAACTGAGTGGGGTGACTCCTATGTCAAGGAAACCTCTAGGTTAACTGAGAGTGGTGGGACGAAGGGACGAAGGAAAGTAGGTGAGGCCTTCGCAGGTAAGCCACAGCAAGAACCCGCCTATCGTGATCTCTTCCAAAACTCGAAAGAGTATATCATGGAGATAGACGATCACTATGAGACGATGTTGAAGGCCATAGAGTCTGCTATCATAATACCCTTCGAGTCCGAGTACATGCCATTCAAGGAGAAGAACCCGTTCCTCAGTAATTATGATGTCAAGGTTCTTCGGGCCGATATCAGTGATGCGATAATGACACCTAGCATGTTCATCACTGAGAAGAAGA